AGCTGCAGTTGTGCCTAATATCTCTGGTAATACTGATGATGCAAAAATTCCAGCCATAATTGTAGTCCTTATTTATTTATTGTATATTACCATGTTAAGTCTTGACTTTCAAAACATTTCCTGCTGTTGTATCTCGATAAACTGTGCCTGTTCTAAGTGTTGCTAGGCTTGTTTGTGTAGGCAGTCTGTCAATATCTAAAACTAAGCCCGCCGCCGCTGAAACTCCCGGACTATCTAGCTGTGCAAAGTATAGGCGCAACACGTTAGTAAGCTGGTCTATGTATTGTTGACTATACTCAACAGGAGCAATTGGTAAGTTGGGTGCTTTAGTTGTTCCAGTAGCCATTATGCGATATTCCAATACTTAACTTCAAGTTCTTTGCGGGCAGCGGCGGCTTCTTCAATTGTGTTGAAGCATTTAGAATAATGTGATTTTTTATTTTCAGTTATCTTAGCCATATATTTATTACCTATTTTTGAAACTCCTGTAACCCCAGAATTATTACTTTTTCTAATCCTAGTATTTCTATTTTGTACTTTAACTCCTGCCCAACGACAATTAGATGGCTCATAATTTCCGTAAGTATTAATACGGTCTAAGGTTTCATCCCCAATAGGTTCTCCCATATCGGCAACAAAACTAATATAATCTAACCATCTATCACAAACTGTAACTCCTGCCCCACCATATCTAGGGTAGTCCTTATCATGTGTTCTAGTGCATCTACGTACCATCGCTCTCCATGTATTATAAGATGCATTTTTCCACCCGCCATGCTTAAAGTTTGGTATTACACAACCACATGATGCTGTATTTCCAGTAACAAGCGACCCAGCCACTACATCAATTTCATTTCCGCAATCGCACTTGCACTTCCATAAAACTTTTTTCAAATTGTTTCTACCAGCTTGTTCTATTACTAGCAACTTGCCAAATCGTTGTCCTATTCTGTCAGTTAATTTCATTTTAATCTCCTTTGTTGAAGATTTTATTATACAGACATTTGGACAGATTACAAGGTCATCTCCTACCATCAGGACGGATGTCTATGCGGGGCATTCCAAGTTGCCAAGCCACACCTAGTCCAGTAGACTCAATTCTAAAGCTTAACTGACGACCACGAAGGCGTGTATATACTTGCCCTGTGAACTGCTGAATATTATATGTACCTTTAAGGCTATAATTATCGCCACTTGTAACAACAGGATTATCAGCTTGTCCGTATGGAGTACCTGAGTTTTGTCTAGGCTTAACAGTCATAGTAACAGCAGGGTCGTTTACAGTTGAACCATTAAAGTTTACGTCTGGTAGTATGCGCCACACAAACCCAAAGTTATGACCGTCACCAATATCAAAGTCAGAAGATTGCACATAAGCATCAATAGCAACTGAAGATGGACCCGCATTATCGTCAACTGAAGACTCATGATATAAGATTCTATTGTTATAGTCAGTAGCCATAGGATATTTACGAATGCCTGAATCTAACCAAGCAGTACGTGCCATAGTGCCATAGTACCAAACGCGGTCTACATAGTTATAGATGACATACTTATCAATCGATGTACCACTACTAGAGTTACTTACGTAGAACCACCATACTTCGTTGAACCCCTCATTACTACCTGAAAATACTTGGAATGCTTGGTCTAGGTTAATATCATCATATATGTACTGTCTTAGTGCACAAGGTAAGGTTTCTACTCGACCTGAATACATGTAGAACTTATCTATACCCATCCAGTATGTAACGTTGTTTACTGTAATCATAGCATTAGGAGATACGACAGATATATTATCCATCAATATATTAAAACCCCAAACATATGGGGCACCTAAATACTGCATTGAATATATTGCGGAGTCAGTCCATATAAGAATTTCTTGGCGTGTAGCCCGTGCACCCATAATAAATGAGCCATTAGTTAATGGGAATTCACCCGACTGATTTGTAATTGCTGGAACCCATTGATTTGGGTCTAATTGGTCTGACCAACGTACAAGCATTGGGTTGAATGGGGTTGTTGGATTACCTGATACATATGAATTAGCGCCAAAAGCAATAACAAATTTTTGAATTGCTGAAGTAATTACTTGGTTTGTAGCTACTGGAACATACGCACTTCCAGATAGTGTAGCTAAAGATACCGCCCTTGCACTATCACCATCTGCGTCTGTCCAGTAATAGATAGCACCGCCACGAGGAGCAATTACTAAGTCTTCTCCAAAGTTATCATTAGACCATAGGCGTAACTGCTCAGCAATACCACCTGAAGCAATAGTATACGCAGAACCCCAAGTACCACGAGAGTAAGGACCTGCGCCCCAACCAGTACCTAACGTAAATACATCTAATCCAACAGGTACTTCATAAGAGATAGTAATCGTTGTACCGCCATGCCCTGTATCGCTTGAGTTAGCTAATACTGGTAGCCCTGTTGTCGGGTCCCTAGCAGTTATGCTATATGTAGTAGTTGTTACTTCTGTAACTTCTTGATACTCTTGATTAAGCACCGCGGCAGTAATATTACCACCTAGAGATACTGCACCTGAGATAACTATAAAGTCGCCCACATTCGGTGTATACCCGCCATCAACAATGGTTAAAGTACTTGAGCCAGCCGATGCGGTTATTGCGCCAGATAGGGGAGTAGAGATATGGATAAACGGGGTTATGTCATAATACTGACCTCCCTTCTCAATATAGTACTTTTGACTTGTACCTATACCTAGGTAGTTTGAACCGTCAAAGTCAATCCAGTTCCATAACGCACGAGCAATACCAATAAAGAAGTCATTTGATAAGCGTGACCAACCACCAATCTTTTCAGGAAAGCCTGAACGAAAACGAATTTTATCGCCATCATACCAACCGCCTTCATTGGCATAGTCAGTACCTTCTCTGTTAAGCCCCGGTCTGAACTCAAGTTTTTGTAATGGCATAGCTTAACCTTATATTGATTTGCCAGCTTGAAAGTCAGCTAGGCTTAATCCACCCGTATACTGCAAATGAGCAGTTTCTTTAAATGACTTCCAACGACCCGCCCATTCTAATCCTAATGCCTCACCAAGTTCAGCACACTTTAAGTAAGCAGTCGCATCAGACCATAATGGTTTGCCAGCAATCGTAGGAACCCAATCAAAGGCTACACGATAGTTGTGAAAAGACTGCCCACCTTTAGCATTAGTAACTATCTTACCTGCTATGGTACGACCTTGCGCATAGATTTTATTCTGTGCTTCTATATCCCGATAAGTAGAATAAATGAGAATTTCAAATCCATGTTCTTTACACACAGATATAAACTTCTCAGCAAGGTCTTTAACCTTTGGATGCAGGTCATCAAGTGAGCGACTATTTATCATTATTTTACTGCTGGATTACCTAGTTTTGTATTTACTTGAGCTACTGCTGTTTCAATACCTAAGTTTAAAGCCCAGCCTGCTGTACCTTTAATAGCATCACCTAAGTCACCTTGAGCTGCTTTTAAACCTGCTTGTACTGCAGCTGCTTTTTCTGCGCCAGATTTGTCAGTAGACATTTCTAGTTTAACTAGGTTTTCAATTTCTTGAAATACACCTGAACCGATAATTGCTTGAACCAAATGTGCTAATGCACTCATTAAAAAACTGTTAATCATTTTGTAACTCCTTAGTTAGTACATCTTATTAAAACCATAGCTCCATCAACTTGACCAAGCCATTCTATTATAGCATCTGCTGTATTACTCGCCTGTGAGATGGGACTTCTCAATAACAACTTCATTGCTGGCTGGCAAACCAACTTTGGAGGAAGTGGCTGCAGTAATGGCTGGATTAATGAACAACCCGACAATAGCCACAATAGCCCCACCAATAGTAACCAATTGCTCATCACTAATAGGAAGGTCAAACCCAAATGCTTTTGAAGTGGCGACAATCGCTGCAAGTAACCCTGCAACGACTGAACCTGTAATCTGACCATTTTTCCAAGCTGCTGCATGTACACAACACTCTCCTTTACGATACACATTTAGTAACGCTAATAGTTTATTCATTTTTATCTCCTTAATTAAGCGGTTCTATTCCACATATAAACCACGATGTATGGTTGTAAGTTAGCGTTAGTGACTGAAACACCTGTTGTAGTTACGCTAGTTGCTACAGTAATACCTGTTGTTGCTGTATCTGTATTTGGATGCGTTGTTGCTGGGTTTGTTAAACATTGTGTTGAGTTACCTGATTGTGGTTCTGTACTACCTGCTCTATCATATCCATGTGCGTGTCCAGGATCAGTTACTACTGAAGTTGCACTATGGCTATGACTTGGAATAATTGCATTAGCACTACCACCTACCGCACCTGCTATCCAACCTGTACCTGCACCGATTAGTACCTGTCCTGTAGCAAAGGCTACCCATGTACCAAAACCAAATATTGAGTTAGGATTAGTTGCTACTGTAGATGTATATATACAACCTACTGGATATAAGGCTTGTAGGGCTGCTTGCACAAACGCTGTTGTTGCTAAGCTAGTAGTATTATCCCCAAAAGTTTGGGTTGTTCCTGTTACAGCACTTGCGATTGTTCCAGTTACATTAACTGCATTAGTCGAATTTAATACCGTATCTACACCTACATAAAACTCAGTACCATCGCAGTAAACTGTTTGTGTTGCGCCATTAGCAATGGTTATACCTGTGCTTGATGCGGTTTGAATTATGATAGCAAAGCCGCCGACTGTAGAGTTCTTGATGATGTACTGCTTATTAACCGCAGGGGCAATGACACTTCTAATTGCTGAGTTCGTTCCGCCTACTACAAGTACAGCATTACGTGCTTCATCTGAAATACCATTAAGGTCAGTAAGCGTGTAGTTTGCATTGACCATCGTAATAGCCCGCACACCAGTAATGGCTTGCTCTAACAGAGTTCCTAGGTTGGTGTTGGTTGTAGTACCCCAAGTACCTGATTGGTCACCGTTACCGATAAGCTCTAATTTTAAACTTGGTGAAAAGGTTGATGCCATGATTTAGTCCTTTATTGGGAGTCGTCAACTGGGGTCCAGCCAGTTACCTGATTATTGTCGATTATACCCCATGATTGCGTTTGTGTATCGGATATTGCATTCCATGTTACTACTTGCCCATCATTAATCTTAATCCAACCCGCAGGGAAGCTAATATCAAGCATATTTAATACTTCTGTAATACTTGATTTAAATTGTGCTGATATTGTTGATGTGTCTAATGAATTTAAATTCTCTGTTAGCGTTTCTAAGAATTGACTTAATACTACATTTGCATCTGCTGAATTTAAATTTTCTGTTAGTGTAAAATTAAATGCACTAAGTACAATACTAAAATCTGCTAGTGTTATATTCTCTATAGGACTTTGAATAAAGTTAGCCAGTATAGAAATAACATCGCCCATCGTAATAGTTTCAGTAACGCTTTGAGCGAACTGGGCTAAGATTGTAGGTGTATCTGCTACTGTTATTGGTTCTGTCAGGCTATTTGAGAACTGCGCCAAGATTGCAAGGACATCTGCAGCGTTTAACGGTTCTACTCTAGTTTCTAATGCCGCAAAGTACGGCACTAG